GAGAAAGGCTAATTTTGGGCTATCAAATAGCCCGATGTGATGATACTTGCCGTTTACTTTTATTCTTGCTCTCCATCTATTCTTGGCATGAAGATGAACACCTTTATAGCCAGAGGTATTATCTTTACGCTTTTTGCTATTGAATCTGTTCTGGCTAATGGTTGCCAGCCTTAAATTACACCAGCGATTGTCTGCCCTCTCGCAATTGATGTGATCAATTTGTAATTGAGGCCATTCCCCAGTTACATAAAACCAAGCTAGACGGTGTGCGAGATATCTTTTATTCTTTAATCCTATAAAGACATACCCCAACGTCTTATGGTGACATCCCATTCTTGTTCCAACAGAAACACCAACGCGGTCAACCCGAGAAAAGAATTCTCCCGTTTCCTGATTGTAGACGACCAGTTTTTTTAATTCTTCTAAACTAAGAGGCATTGGAGCTTCCATCCGATACGTTAAAGGAAACCTGAGCTACCGCGATGGCACTTCCGCCATTTCCCCAGAAGGCTGCCCGATGAAACTGAGATCGTTGGCCGCCAGTGGTTGGGCCGGAGATTACCTCACCAATTGTACCGGCTGGATTTCCTGAAGCGATTGTTGTCCAGCTTCCAAAGGTATTGTTCCCAATCTGGGAGCATTGGATGACGTAGGCGGTTGAACCAAACGTCGCATTGTTTGGAGCCGTCAATGTAAAGCTGGTGACTGTATGGGTCAGGACCGGAGGATCCAGATTTGAAGCGGTTATCCCTGTATCCGCAGACCAATTGACGCCAACCCAGTTCTGGAAGCTGGAGAGCGACGTTGCGATCATCGCACATTGGAAGTCAGGCTTGTTCTTGGCTGTATTGAATGCCGAGGTAATGCCACCGGCATCCGTCATGGTGCCAAGCTGAGATCCGGCCTGTTGTCGAGATGTATTTGGACTTGCGCCGATGCCAGAGAGAGGATTGCTGTCAGGCACATAGTATTCCGGGCGCGGGTTCATCACCGGAATCGGATCAGCCGGGATCAGGATGGTGCGTTGCCCGCTCTGCTGCGGCGTATCATAGCAACTGTCACAGACCAGAAAGCGCAGGTTCTGTAGCCGGGGGCCGCGCCAGTCATAGGCCCAATTGAGTTGCTTATGAAGATATCTGGCCCCGCAACGATCACATACGGCATGTGCTGATGGGTTTGTGGCGTCAACGGCGGCATGACCATATCTCATTGATCTGCCCCCGCCGCGTTTGGTTGAATTACATATTCAAACCTTAATCCATTTACGGTCTTCCGATAATTTTTACCAAGACACAATTCAATTAATGCGCTTCTCGATACCATGTAATGTCGAGCAGCCGCTGATGCGCTTTCAAACTCCATGTTGTCATCTAAGCATTTAACCTTTCTAGCTACTGAGATTGGTCCAAGACTGCCATTCTTTAACCAAATCTTTCTATGCTTTGGCGATTTGTTTATATCACTTAACAGTTTTTTGGTTTCTTCATTATGGGTTTTTCCTAAGCAATATTTATTACCACGGTGAAAATCACCAATCTTTTTTCTTTCTTCCTTCGATCTTGGCCACGGTCGTCCATCCCCACCTTTTGTAGAGTTATACTCAGGATGTAGCTCTGCAATGAATTTTATTTCTGCCTTGATGGCATCATAGCAACAATCATATGTTGCTAGAATCGAAAACTCAAAACAGTCTCTACTGTATTTACGCAATGCTCTATAAAAGGAGCCATTGTTAACAAAGTTCCGAGCGTGACAAAAATGTTCATTAATTCTTTTGCGTAATGTTCTGGTCGTTACGCCAATGTACCGTTTGTTATTAATGAGATTAATAACAATATAGACAATTGCCGGTTTATTTGATTGTTTATTTTTCATGTCTGATAGTACCCGCCAATGCCCGGCATGATGTAGAGGTCTACGTTTTCCACATCTTGGGTTGTTGCAATCGTTAGCGCCCGTTGATAGCGGCTGAACATCTTGTCTTCCATCTGCGGCGCATAATGCTCCGACAGCTTCCAAGCCAAGCCAGCGCAGTAGGCATCGTAGAAGCGATAGGGGACTTCGATATTATTGCCGTTGGCAATATCGGCATCTTGCGTCTGCCGCACGGAATAGAACTTGGCTGTGTAAGGACCATTGCCATCAGGCACAGGATAGAAGGTGATGTTCTGGGAGATCAGCCGGTCGTACCAGAAGACGGTCGGGACGCCCTGCACCGTTTTGTTCGAGTATGAGGCGTAGTCCGTTCGGCTGACCGGATAAAGATAGCGGTCAATCGGCGGATTGGATCCGGTGCTGAGGTAGAGATCGAGGATCATCACCGTTGCTGCCGGAACAGCATAGGTAGCAACCCCTTGCGTCAGTGGCATGGTCTGGAGATCGACTTCCCATAAATTCGGCTGCAAATTGCTCCATTCTGACAGCAGAAAGTTCATTGCCATCCGGGCATTGAACATCTGCTCCTGTGTCAGCGAGGTGGGTCTGATCTGGATCCTGCTATAGGCAGACAGTACAAATTCGGCCCCTGAGGGGGCAAAGTTAAAGGTCTTGCTGGTCGTTTGGTTCGTGCTGAAAATGACAACCTCCCACGTTCACTTTTTGTTCTCAGGGGTCGATAACACGAATGATGCCAGCCTGAGCGACAGAGGTGCTGCCAGCCGACGTAACAACCCAGTTAGCCAAGCCATATGCGGCCAAGACTGACGACCACGTTCCATTAAAGAAAGAGCCGTTCACCGTGAGGGGGACGGTATCGGTCTGTGAGGTATGGCCGGTATTGGTGTAGGTGATAGCCAAGACTGCCGATGAGGGCGTGGTGATGTTCCCATTGGAATCGAAGAACTCCACGGTAAAGACGGCGGAGTTTCCTTGGATGAGGTTAACGGGACCGAAATCAGTCTGCGGCATTGCTATCGTTCCTCTATAGAGGCCGCACCGCCGTCTATGGCCGGAACCTCTCGAATGCTGACATTCGCCCCTGCAATCTGCACAAAAACAGGAGTGGTGGAACCGTACACGAAAATGCCAAATGAGGCCATATCGGTATTAGTTTCTGTGGCGGAGATCGTTACAGTGACTCCCCCTATAGGAACTGGAAAGATATTGGTGTTAAATGACTGATTAAGTTCAGGGCGCAGTCCGATCTTTAGCCGAACCGGCTCCGACCACGGATGGTGCCAAGTCGCCTCAATCTTATCGAGTGGGGTTAGCGGGGTGAATGCAACGACCGGAAACTGGGATACGTGAAGCCGTTTTACCCGAACCGGCTCTGACCAAGGATAGTGCCACGCACTCTCATACTTCGTGACATCCGGCAAGAACGGCCTGACGTAGGACTGGTAAAGAGTCCTAGTCATGAGCCATTACTTCCCGCCGCCAATGGGCAGTAGGAAACTTCTTGTCAAGATCCAGATCTTGCCACTGGAAGCCGGACAGAGCCATTTCCAGTGAATTGCTGTTGAGAATAAAGCAGAATGGATTGTTATTGAGATAAACCAATTCCTCGGACTGTAGCTGACGAGCCCAGAATCCAACCCAATATACGGCGTCTCCTATCGATTGCGACCATGAATTTGGGTCTCCAAAGGTCGGGCTGCAACCCAAACCAATGCCGGTATTGGTGGTCTTGGTAACTCCAGTTACAACCGAGCCAGTGCTGGCGTTTTTAACCCAACCTATCGTGTTGGATGCATCCCACGTTGCCGCTACAAGAAAATCGTCTCCGGCGATAAATGTGCCAGTAGCCGGACCAATCACTCTGGTATCTGTCAGGGCGTTATTGAGCCACCCAATATACCAGTTATTATCCGAAAACTTATTAGCCGATACCGAAATGCCGGTCGGAGTAAAATTGCCAAAGCAAAATGGAATGTGAGCCGCCCCATCGGTCGGAGAAAAAGACGCGCTTACGAACGCCGCCGCCGTGCCCGGCGTATTGCTTACAATAGGGAAGGTATATCCGGCTGTTGCGTCAATAGTGAATCCGCTTGTTGATGCGGTGCCGGATAGGCTGTCTCCCTTTTTCCCCTGTGAAAAAATCCCGCCACTCTTGAGAGAAAAGCCGGGACCAAGACCACCCGTTGAATAGTTTGGATCTGTAGTTGCACCATCGCAACACATAAACCAAGACAAGCCCTGCGTGATGGGGTGTGACCAATCAATATACAGCGGCTTTCTCTTGGAATGAGTCGCTAGTTCTGACTGAGGGAAATTGAGCGGGATGAACATTATGCAACCGTCATGTAGACGGGGACAATCTTGATGGAGACGACATTCAGGGTCATGCCGGAATAGTTCACCATTCCGATGGAATATTTGGATGGAAGAATACCGCCAAACCCGCGTCCGATTGAGAACACGCTGGAAAATATAGCCGTGTTCTGGGTGGTATAGGGGATGGTTCCTATCTGCGGGGCAACGACCGGGCTCACCGTTATGTCAGGAAATGTCAGCGTACCGACCGCTCCGGTGGCGTTAGCGGCACCAGTGCCGGTATAGTCCGTCGTCGCCCCATCAGCTACGCCAAAGGCATAGATGTAGATTGCCTTGTTATTGCCGGGAGCGGTGTTAACTGCTGCAAGCCTTACCTGTACGAGAGCGTCGATATACAGGTTGGAGGTGTTGTCCTGTCCGTCCGATTGCCAGCCACCGGTAGCTGACGTTGCAAGGTTTGCGCTCGTTAATGTTAGTGTAACCGGCGCGGCATAAACGAGTTTGACGTTAGCCATTGGGTAGCTCCTATGTGAATTTTATTATCTATAATCCATAGGAACGTAGAGTTCTTGCTCTATCCTCCCATTCCCTCAGTCTCTTTTCCAACGGAGCACAGCCCTTGCCGACGCAGGCAGGACACTCGAACTTCATACATTGTTTGCATAGGCCGCCCATGTCCTCAGGACGCATCTTGGGCTTGATATGAAACTGCTTATCGCAATGGGCGCAGGAGACGGTATCGGTCTCGAATTGACCCGCTGGAATAGACTCGCACCGGAGCCCGTGATCGAAGTATGCCTTCGATGGCTCCGGCGAGGTTATCAGCGCATAGCCACCGGGCTTACGAATGAAGCCCTCCTTAGAGTTCGGAGAACATCACTGTTGCGGTGACGGTGCCAGTGAACGACCCACCACCCGATGGACCCATCGCCCGCAGATCCAGACCTGCACAGGAGACTGCTGGCCACACCAGCTCGGAGCCGGGAGCCGACACCCAACGATAGGAGGCGCGCTGGTTGATGCCGACGCCCCAGAGGTCAGCGCCCGCAACAATATTGGTTTCAGCCGACGTATTAGCCACGACTGTTGCCGCAATGTTATAATCGGCTAGATCGAGCGCGTAGTTGCTCGAAACGCTGGAGAGACCGCCGGTATTAGTGATGATTGAAGATCCGAAGGCCGTGAGGCGGGCTACGTCCCACTGAACCACGGTATCGCCGGGGGTCGTGTTGGTGCCGATGAGGATGTCGTAGAGGCGACCGCGACGGGCTTGAGCGATTAAGACCGCCCCGGCGGATGGGGCGTTAACCGAGTTAGAAGTGCCGACCACGCAAGAAAGAACGGATTTCATGGTAGTGGTCATGGGCTGAGAGGTGCCACCCTGACCAGTAATGGTGGAATTCGACACCGAAAACATAGCCATTGTGGATCTCCCCTATGTCCCGCTTGGGACAGTCAATGCAACCGGTGGAGACACCGTACCAGCACGAGCCTTGCTTATCAACGATTCGAGGTAACTTGAGTTGTCGGCGTTGTCCTGAGCGCCGCCCTGAATCGAGATAACGTAATCCTGATTTTCCAGAGCGCCCTTCAGGTAGGTGATGTTGTTGGTCAAGGAAGCATGCTGCTGCTCCATCGGAGCAAGGCGCTCCTTCAGCTCGGCGGTGCGAGCCAGCATCTTGCGGCAGAATGGGCCAACGTCTGAATACCCGTACAGCGGCGGCGGCTGCATGATATCGGATTCGTAGGGAGCCCAGATCTTAACGCCACGGCGGGCACCCTCCATAAAGAAGTGGTAGGCCCCCGGACGCTGGATGATGTATTCGTCGCGAGAGGCCATGTCGATGCCGTAGAGGGCAACCTCGGTGGCCCCAACCATGATCGCCATACCCATCATCCACGCGAAGGATGAGGTGAAGAAGTAAGGCCCAAACTCCTTAATAAGAGCCTCTTTCGGGATTGTCAGCGCATGCGGGACAAGCTGCTGGTCCTGCATATAGACCGGCACCTTCAGCTCGCTCATCCACTTGATATAAGCCGCCGAATAGCTGGCGTTCTCCGGCCACAACAGGTTGGTGCCGTGAACCTCAATCCAAGCATCGCAGCGCGGCAGCACATTCATGTTGCCGGGCGAGCAGCCCCAGATCGTCCATGTCGGGTCATTGTAGGGGGCCAGCATCCGCGAGGAGGGCGCGGTGCCGATGAGGGCGATCTTCAACGGTTTCTTGACCTCAACCGGGGCAAGGTTCACCGTTTGTTCCTTGACCTTCTTGGGTCTGCCGCCCTTCTTCTTTGGTGGCTCTTCTACCGAAGGCGGCAAAGGAAACGCTGGAAGCCCCATCGGGGTTGGCAGCATCGGCTCCATAGTAATCTTAAGCTGGCCG